ATACACAGTATCCTTCAAAGGCGTAGAACCGTGGCTTTCTGCACTGATTTGTAATTTTAAAGCATCTGTAATATCCCGCCATTTTATATCCCTAGCTTTTAAGTCCTTTATCTCAAATCCAGCCGCCTCCAATGCTTTGCGTCTGTTATCTGATTCCACAACAACAGAAGATAGTGAAAAAGTTAAATTTTTGTTTTTGTCTTTGAATACTTTCACAGTATCCTTCAAAGTGGACAATTCTACTTGAGATAGTTGAAGTTTGTCTGCAATTTTATCATTATTGCATTTACCAAGAAATAATAAAAAAACTAAGGCAGACAAGGTCATAAAGAAAATCCAATTATCTTTACCCCATACTAACAATCTTTTGATTAAAGTGTTCATAATTTTTGTTTTTTAATTCATTTAAATCAATAGGGTCTTCTGACCTTTTTAATTTCTCTAAAAATTCTTCAGAGAATATTGTTTCAGGAAGTTTTATTATATCATATTTGCACATGCATCCTGATTTTGCTCGTTCTGGATTATACTCAAAAACTGAAATTTCCCCGTCTTTATTGATTAGTATGTGTGCCATGATGTTATGGAATTTTATGAGTAATCCAAGAAGAATAAAAATCAGGTATTGAAGGAGTCCTTTTCCTAACCATTAGTTTTAATGTTGTGGTTATTAAGACTTCTGACTCAGCTACGGTAATAGATGTTGTCCCAGGTTTTAACCAAGTTATCGTTAAAGGTTCTTTAATGCTGTAATTTCCGACGGTATCTGCATAAAATCCTCCAACTTTTATAACTGGAACTTTTCCTAAGACTTCAAAGTATTTATATGTATATGTATTGCAGTAAATAAGATACCTTGTGTATTCTGGTTTATCTGCTACCTTAACATACGTCTGAGAAAAAGACAATAATGAAAACATCACAAATACAAAAAGCAATATCCGTTTCATGTGATAATAATTTTAACCTTTTCTTTAGTTACTGAAAGAATGTGAAACAATTTATCAAATATTTCATGAGAGTTTGTCAATTGTCCTACAATGCTGTTATTTCCAACAAGTAAACAACCAGAAGTATTTTTGTCTGTTGTACCATTGTGAATTCGGATTCCTTCAAATCCTGGAACATTCACAAGTAAAGGCATTATCCTTTGAAAGCGATTAGACCAGTTAAGTATTACTTCATACTCTCCTGCTGGAATACAGGTTTCATTCATAACTTTTCCTTCTCCGGGATCAGTAATATCCCCATCGAGATTATAATCTCTGTCTTTGTCCTCAAGTGTGTCTGAGAAAAACTCGCCGTCTATAAATAGCTTACCTATTGTATAGGTTGGACGTCTTGCAATTCTTTTTAATGATAAAACCATAATTTATTCTCCTTCTTTTTGGTTTAAAATATCTCTTGGTGATCTGTAATAAGCATGATTATCTGCATGTACTTTGAATGCAGTAGCAACTTCTGTCATTTTTGTTACAGCCGTCTCTACCTTGTTAAATATCATTTGATGATCTTCTCTATTATTCTTGTTGAACTCTGTGAGTGCTTTTGTTAGGTCGATCTTGTTTTCATTTAATTTGGTGTCATAATCGTGGAGTTTATTATTGTAGTCATTTTTCAACTGTAATAACTCCTTCTCTAAATTTAAAAGTTTGATAGAATTTTCATTAATCAATAACTTTGTTGCTGTATTATTCGCACCGATCTTTAACAAAATACCAATCGAAGCAAGACCCAACATAGCAAACTCTATCAAAATACCTGGTGTTAATGTAGTTACTACCTGTAGAACTGTCATAATGGTAAGGTTTTTTTAATTGTTTATGATTTACTTATACATTCGGATTAATTATATACATAATTGGATTAGCTACAAGGAATATGCGATCTTTAGCGGAATCATAATGTATAGATGTCACATACTGACCAAGATAAGGAACTGAAATATCAACAATGCCTGTTGGATTAGAAATATTTACAATGTGCATACCTGTCCAATAAACAGCGTAAAAAGCATGATTGCCATAAACAGAAACGTCATATCCAGGTGATCCAAGTGATATTGAACTTGCCAAAGAAGGACTGGCAGAGTTTGATATATCTATCACTCTTGCTCCCTGTGTATTGTGATACTTGGCAACATAAGCATAATTTCCAACAACCTTTATTCCAGCATAATTACTACCTACATCAAAAACACTAATTAAAGACGGACTAGCATGATTTGAAACATCAACTATCCTAAATCCATTTTCTCCGACATATGCAATATCTCCAACCACACAAACAGAGTTACAAATTAAACCAGATACTCCGCCTTTATAAGTACCTACAATGACTGGTGCTGTTTCCGTAGAAATATCAACTATTTGTAATCCGTACGAACCGCAGGCACAATAGGCATAGTTTCCGTCAACCCAGACATCAGGACCACTATAAGTTGGTAAAGCACACGAACCAACAAGTGTTGGTGAAAGAGGATTAGTGATATTGTATATTGCTAAATTTCCACCTATAATATACAGTCGATTTCCTCTAACAAACAAGTCGTATGATCCTTCTGAAATAGTGTATACCCAGATTGGATTTGTGGTGTCTGTAACATCAAAGATTTTAGTACCCCATCCTCCATCAGCAACATAGGCATAATTTCCGCCTACACCGACGGTTTTTGCATTCCTAAGTGAATCATACCGTCCAACTACAATAGGGATCCTTTTTTTCGGTATATAAAGTAATCGGCTCATGTCAGTTGTCTTAAAAGTTTTCCTCTAATGGTTGTCGGAGTTCCTGTATACCCTGTTGAAAGATTAATAGTTACCCTATCTCCTAATGCTACGGTTTTTGCACCTGTAGATGCAGTTTCTGCCAATGTTGTAGCTGTTAAAGATGAAAGTGAAGTAACGGCTGTTGAACCTATTTTAACAGATATTCCTGTAAATGTTCCAGTATCTGTTTCTAATACTATTCCCTCAATTGTATATGCTTTCTTTGCCTTTAAATCAAGAGTATATGTCTTTGCAGTACCCAAGACAAAGTCTGTAAATTCAAAGTCAATGTCATAAGGGATGTCTGAGGCTGCAAGGAACGTTTCAGGCAGTGCCTGTACCTTTGCCAATTCAGCTTCAGTTAAATGCCCGAAGAAGTTATTGTCAGGGTCGCCACCGTCAAGACCTTTTAGTTTGTTGTGTTCTGAAATTAAAAGGTCTGCAAGTGGTATTTCGCCGCCACCGTTAGCTTTATTGTTTTCGTGATAACACATTAAACTTTCTCCTGTCAATCCACGAGAAGCCCAATCTTCGTTTGGAATAGGCGTATACACTCCACCATTAAACCCTTCAATCCACGAGTGGTCACGCCATTGTGTTTCGTTAAGATTCGATACTATAAAAATTTTAGAACCAATTTTTGTACATCCATACGTCTTGCCATCATTCCCTGTATATATGGCTGAAATTAATCCATCTGGTAAAAGTAGTTCTGATTCAGTTGCATCTCTGGACAACCTAATTGAATTACCTTGTTCTTTATAATTCCCTCCGGTTGTTATACATATTTCGTGATTTGTGTCAACGGCTAAATACCATGCCGAAATTGTCAAAAAAGACATTTCGGTTTTACTCCAATATATGGCATCTATATTTAAAGTAGTTGCAAATACCCCAGTATTTAACCTGTAAGAACTGCCCCTTGCATTAAAGTCAAAATCATTAACCGCCCCTACGTTTGGTTCGTTCCAAAAAGTATATCCAACTTCTTTTAAATGTCCGCCACCAACAGTTTCACCACCAACATTGTCTCTTAATTCTTCCTGTTCCGTGTGAGTTAGAATATCCCAATCGTCAGAACTACTTATTTTACGAGAATCAACTGTTACAGGCCAATTATATAAAGCTCCGTAACTAACGTAATCTGGATCATATTTTACAACAGTTTCAGTAGAAACGATTCCCAATTCATGTGTGTGCTTCCCATCAGCCTGAACATTCCCTGTTTCAGAAGTAATGGTATCAGGAAAATAGTTCGTTCCGCCACCGCTACCTTCACGATCCTCTCTCCACAAACCTGCAAAATCAGTAACCACCGGTGCAGTTATTTTAATTGGAGATATTAAGATAGCACTCCATCTTAAATCAGGGTCATTTGTCATTGTAAACCCTGTTCCGGTTCCGTCAGAGGCATAAGCTATATAGACAAAACTGCCCTTTATACCAACCTCAATATACTCTATATAAGTTGGAAGTATCATAGTTTAAATTCTCCTATTATTATTGCCATGCCTATTGCAGTTGGGTGAATTAAGAGTTTCTCATATTGTGATAAAAATGTACCGGATACATACGCTACCGGTTCATCTTCAATTATTTGATAAATTTTTGCAAAGGAATCATTCTCAGCAACCTGTTCTTTTATAATCATGTCTTCTTGACACTTATAGATAAAGTCAATCTGATCTTTAAAATCAAAACAGATAGCAAAGGATCTTGGTGTGACTTCTGTTGTTGCAGATTTAAGAATGTTTTCTATCTGAATAGAGTTTTTTATTTCTCTACTAGAGTTCACATTTATAGAAGAATGCTTTTCTTCTTTGCCTCCTTTGAATTTCTTTGTTATAACTACGTCTACCATGGTTATACTAGATTTACTACGGTTTCATTATCATACTCTAATAATTCTACATCATATTGATCATTTAAAATGTCCATCCTATACCCTACTAGAATAAACTTTTTATTTGATTGTTTAGAGTCAGTAAACATTTGGAACATTTTTAGAATACCATCAAATTTGATTGTAGCAGTTATCTTTTGACGAGAAACGTTAGAATTTCTATGTTTGTCTTTCATTAGTATATCTACTAAGGTGTCAAATGCACCTGTACTTCCAGAAACCTCTCCGCCAGATAATGCAGAGTGGGATGTTATCTCTGATGTTAAAAATTGGGTTGTAACAGATATTGCCATGTTATTTATTTTTAAAATGAACGAACCGCTCTAATTGCAAACTTATGAGTTTTCTTCCAATAACCATCAGAATTAAGTCTTTGTATAAATTGAATAGATCCACTATCTTTAGATGCATCTATGGCATGAGCGTATTTCCATTCACTTGAAAATAATCCTAAATCTCCGTCTGCTGGTTCTGAAGAAGTCCAATAGTAATGATTAATAAATCCTCCAACAATTATCTTATTGAAGAGAATCTTTTGTAATTCGAGCCAACTTGGCAAAAACCAATCTGATCTGCCTCCTGCCTCTTTAGTATTGTAGTCTGTAATTAAACGAATGCCATATACATTTTGATTGGTATTTGCTTGAATTCCTGCTGTATTTGCTGGACCATCTCCTAACCCATATCTGTTTGCATCACTGGTGTAAGGACCTCCTCCAGTGATATCTCCTATACCAACTGCCTCACTTAAATTATACATAGACACAATCAATCCATGTTTTACACCTGCCTCGTAACCATCATCTCCAGGCTGTAAAAAGTATGCAACGATTCCTCCTTCATAATACTTTCCTAAGACAATTTCTAAAGTGGTAAATGAAATGGATGCTCCATAATGCACAGTACCTGCTCCATCTATTGCATACGCTCTGGCATAGTAAGTCGTTCCTTCTGCCAATCCTCCGATCCTTGCATCAAAAGCACCAAATCCTGTTCCCACCACTACTTTGGTTCCTGCTATTGTAGGATCTGTGGAAAGTCCGTAGCATACACCACGTTCTCTTATTTCATTAGTACCAGACAACATACCCCATCGTTCAGTTCTGCTTTCTAAACTGTCTCCTCGAAGGATAGCATTGCGGTAAGAGTAACTTTCGGAATCGTATACATCAAGAGAAATGTCTTCTTTGTTTACAAAGTTTTCTTCGATCTTGCCAGTAATGATATTAGGTTGATCGTCTCCTGTTTCTGTTATGTAAATATCACCAAATGCTGCCCAAGATACATATTGTTCGTCTCCAACGTCATACTCATCTTCATATCTAACAGATTCCGTACCTAAACAAAATAATAAGGTTCTGTCTCCTTGTAAATAACCTGCTGGCAAATCATTAATAAATGTCTCAACCTTTCCAATCGGTATGGAGATTTTTAAATCTAATGTATTGTCTACTTTATTAAATCCAGTACCTGATATATTTTCAATGTACTGCAATCCGTCTAAATTAGAACCTTCTGTAGCTAAAGTCCAAGCATCTGATTGAATAGAACTGTCAGGATCTTCAACAGGTCCTTCAACATATTGATCTTCCTCAAGTACTTTTAACCACCAATGGAAAGAGAACATCAAGTCTTCAATTTTACCAATATTTGCATAAGACACCTTATCAATATGATATTTTAAAGATACTTCAAGAACTGTATTTTCATTTACAACGGTTATTTTAAAAGTGGTTTTTAGTCCTTCTTCTTTATTTAAAGCATCTGCAGATAAGGATCTCTGTACTGCATTTTTAATACTTCCTACAGACTTGCCAGGATTTAACCAATTTATATTGACACTATTATCAAACGCTTCCCAGGTTCTGACTGCAGGAACATGTGCTGCATTATTTGTTTCTATTAAGTTAGCTAAATCTATTTTAGAAAGACTGTTATACCTTTGATCATTCAATGTTATTTTAACAGTCTTTAATCCTGGATTGACTCCTCTTGTTTGACTTTGATTAGTAAACACAAGTGAATGAAGATCAGATACTGTTTTGGTAATATTAACAACTGTTCCTGATTGTACTGGTGTATATGTTTGTTCAGAATTATAAGAAACATAGTTTATTGAAGTACCCCAAATTTCTTGCTGTCTTTCAATATACCAAATTTTGTTTTCACAATACAGTTTACAATTAAATGAAATAAGAATAGTTTTTAATATTTCAAAACCTGTCTTCTTCTCTGCCTCATCTGTCCAAAACATCTCAGTAAAAATGCCGTTCTTATTAAAGCAGGTTTGACTTGAAGATTTAACATCACCTTCAGCTTTTAAGGTATTGTTGACATAAATTGGAAATGAGGATCCTGTCCCTCGAAGAGTCTGATCTATTAAATCAATAAATGTCACATTCTGTAAAGTATCTACTAAGGTAGGAAAATCATCATCCAATTTAGATAAATAACTTGAGGCTACAAATTTGATAGACTGCCTATGCAGATATTTCTGAGTAATTAGATTACAGTTTAAAAACCCTTCAAATAAAGATACTGTAACAGGATTAATGACCTCAATCCTAATCTTGTATTCTCGTTCCTTAGCTATTAACAAAGGATCTAAATCAAAAGGATTTATTTTATCATTAAAAATTTCAAACTCTGCATTAGCCCCAATAATACACTCTTGAGTATTTGTAGAGATGTAGAATCCATTTCCCAACAACTGCAACTTAGAAGCCTCACCCACATAATCAAGTTTATCAATATAAAGATATCCTTGTTTTTTAGGTGTAGCCCATTCTGCATAGTATATATTTCCGTAAGCCATCTTAGAAAGATTTTACAAATTCATTTTCCAATTCTAACGCCGCACGAATTACTCTTCCATCTAATTCAAATACAAGTGGTTTAAACTTTAGTTCTCTTTGGGCATTTTGGAAGTTAGGTAATTTTCCTGGAGGGACTACCGTCTCACCTGAGGTTAACATTGCTGGGTAACTGTCGTTAGGATATCCAGCCGGTATCGTACCTCCGTTTGCCATAGGCGTAGCTTTTATTGCTGCAACTTGCATCGCGCCTGCAGCGGCTGACATTGCAGCTAGAATTAAGTTGAAAGGAGGTGGGGCTGAGGACAATGCCATTGTAACTGCAACCGCTGTATTTATCAATGCCTGAGCAACTGCAACCGCTTTTGACTTTTTAGCGTATTCATGTTCAATACGTTCTTTTTCTCTTGCAACCCATTTAGCTGATTTATGATCTGCTTTCGCAATAGCATCTATGGCGGCAAATGCCTTGTTCTTTTTGGCATCCATCAATGAAGAATATGCACTCAATAAATCATTTATACCTTGAGAATACCTTTGTACTTCTCTGGCTATTTGAGCATAACTTCCTTTTTTTAATTCTCTTTGCTTATCCCACCATGCCGTTAATTTTTGTTCTTTGTCAGCAGCAACTCCTGCCAATGCCAACTGCTTTATTTGTTCTGCAGTCAACATCTTCATGATTACTAATTTCTTAGTATCTATAGGTGTAGAGTCTACGGCAGGACCAAACATGCCTGAGAAGGACGGTTCGTTTGTTGGAGTTTTTAATCCTGCTTGAGTTCCTAGTACACCATGTCCTGTTAGATCTATGTTGTTAGACATACCAGAACCTTTCCAATCAAAAGAGTCCGCAAGCTTGTAAGAAGAATAGTTGTCTCCTTCTGCATTAATCTTTGCCAAGTAAATAGCCTGATCTATCAACTCCTCTTGTTTTAATCGGACAGATTCTAATCCAAGCCATTCATTAGCAAGTTGATTTAGTCTTTCTCCAGAAGCTGTTTTCATCAACTCCTGTAATTCTGTAAGCCTGTCTTTTGATTTTCCAGGATCACCTAATCCAAGACTTTTCTCAGGCATGGATTTAATCATATTATCAACAGACACAGACCATCCAGACAACAATTTTAAATCTTGTTGATTGGCATTATATTTTAATTGATACTCTTGAGTAATAGCATCTTTCCTATCTTGTATCTGTTTAGCAATACCTGCCTTGTATGCTGCGGTTGTGGTAGCTACTTCAGCATTAACCAAACTCTTCTTGAGTTCTTGAAGTTTTGAGTCGTAAGATAGTCTTTTATCTAATTCTTCTTTTATTGTACCTGTGTATGCAATTTCTTGTCCTATTTGGGTGTCAATACGCTTCCTTAAATCATCAATTTCAGCAGCATCTAAATCCTTAGGTTTTATTGTGCTAATCGCATCCAAGGTAGATTTTAAAGTCTTCATGGAATCAACCAGATTCTCATTGGATGTGAAAGCTGCAAAAACATTACCTTGCAATGCCATGATATTGTCTGTAGCTTCTCTATTGATCAAATCAGAGATAGCTTTTTTACCTGATTCATTTACTTTAAATGCACCTATGGTAACCATCATTGCAGGAAAAGTACCTGCAACCTTTTTAACATCTTGATATCTAAAATCTCCTTTTTGTGCTGCTGATAAATTTGCAATCCTTCTTTTTTCTTCCTCTACCCACATTTCTTGAGAAGCTTGAGCGGTAGCTTTTTTTCTTAGACTTTCAATGTATGTGTCTATGGCAGAAGTGGCTTTTCCCGTTAAGACTTGTTCTTCCGTTATTGCACCTAAATAGGTAGGGCTCATTGCATTCAATTGTTTGATTGCAGCAGCCTTATCTTGTTTGGTAGAATATTCACTTTTGACAATAGATAATAATTTTTCAATTTCTATCCTTTCATTTACTGTAGATTGCAAAGCCTGAGAATCAATATCCAATAACATTTTTTGGGTAGCTGTCAATTCTGTAGCTTTTTCTTTTGCCCGACTCATTGCAATAGCTAATCCTCCAAAAGCAATACCTAATCCAGTTACCAATACAAGTAATTCTGGATTCATAACCAATGCTGCAAAGGCTGCCTTTGCTCCTACTATGATTGCTTGAAAAGCTACGGCAGAAACTGTTTTTAATAATATGAAAGCATCTACGGTAAGAAGTAGCACTATTCTCATTCCAGAGTAAATCTTAATCAAACCTGCAAAAGCCATAGCAATTGGACCTACCGCAGCTAATAAAACCGCAGATTTAATAATCCATTCTTGAGTAGTTGTGTTTAGGTTTTTCCACCAAGTAGTCAGATTTTTAAGAATATCAATTAAATCTTCCAAAACAGAATTCAATGGAGTAAGCATAGATTGACCTAATCCAATAAATGTATTTTGTAATGCTGAACGAAGTTGTGTTAATTTGAACGTGGAAGTTCCTGTCATTATACTAAATGCAGTAGCAAAAGCACCTGTCTCATTTTTAGATTTTTGGATGATCTCGTAGACAGCTTCCATGTTCTTTCCAACTAAGGACAAATCCCCAGTCAATGCTCTGACATTACCAAATACTATGCCAGCAGCAGATTCTCCAAATTGCTTTGTTAAATTATCAATTTTGATCAATGCTTCGATCAATCCTTTTTCTCTGATTGTCTTTCTTAAACCTTCGGCAGTATAGCTTGAATCGTTTAATGCTTTAGACCATGTGTCTAACGCTCTTTTTGATTCTACAGTTGGATGTAATAAAGACACCATAATCTGCCTCAATGCAGTAGCAGATTTATGAGCATTGAAACCTGTTCTTGTCATTGCAGCAACAGAACCTGTGACTTGATCAAAGGAAACTCCCATAGCAGCAGCCACAGGAATCAAGTCACCAATCACACTTACCATAGTAGATGCTTCAGCAGTACCTTCTCGTACAGCAATGGTAATCGCATCAGCAGCTCTAGCGGCAGTAATATTCTCCTTGCCGTAAGCGTTAATGGCATACGTTAATAATCGCCCCATGTCGGACATTTCTCCTAAACCGGCTGCAGATGCCTTTGCTGCAATTTCTGTTATTTCTAAGGCTTCTTTCGCTTTAATACCAGCCGATGCTACATAGTACAAAGTATCTGCAATACTTTTTTGAGAAACCCCTGTTTCATTACTTAATGCAATCATTTTACCTTTCCATGCATCAACTTGAGATTGTCCTACTCCTGCCAAAGCTACAATTTTTTGAGTGGAGTATTCTAAATCTGCAGCCATCTTAATAGCAGCACCACCTGCGGCTAACAATGGTAAAGTTAAATACCTGTTAGCCGCACTCCCGAATCTCTGGAACTGATTGGATGTTCTTTCTAATACAGCAGAAACATTATTCATGTTGGTGGTTGCTGTTCTTTGAAAGTTCTGCAATGCTGCGGTTGCAGTATTCAGTCCAGAGGTGTCTACACCCAATGTCACTATAAGTTGTCCTATGTTCATTTTGTGTCTTTATTTATCGGTGGTGTTGTTCTTTTATAAGCTACTTTTGCATTCTGCCTTTTAGCAATACCTAACATGGTTGAAAGCATATCATCTACAGATTGAACTTCTGGTTCTTTTTCGACTCTATCTTCTTCATTCCAAACAGGCATATACTCAATTGGTTGTACAATAGTAGGTTCTTCTCCCTCTTTGTGATACATTGCATTCATTATATTGGAAATAAATGCTTGCATCTGAGCAAATCGAAAATCATCTCTCCACGTTCCTATAGGATCAAGTTTATCGTATGCAACCCACTCACTAATCTGAGCAGAGGTTAATTCATTCAATAAATGATCAGGATGTGGATAGCCTAATTCACGACAGAGTCTGAAATAGAAGCGCCGGGTTGGCCGGCCACGGAGTTTTTTACTAACTCCTCCGCATCCTCTTCCGAGATTTTATTTAGTTTCTGAGCTTCGTTGACAATCTTTTCCAAACGTGCTGCGGACATGTTTTGTGATAATGTTGGGTAATCCTCTGGTTCCAGAATCAATACTCCTTTTTCATCACACAATGTAACCACTGATAATTTTGCACGGAAGTCAGTCAAGGATCTGTCATAACTTACAACATTTCCTTTGGCATCTTTTGTTTCTTTGATCAACGATTGCTCAAATGTGTCTCTTTCTCTTCCAGTCATTTGACGCACATAGACAAAATCATCTTTGCCTAAATCAACTTTAACGATCTCCAGCTTTTCTTTAGCCAGTAAACTTTTGCGGTTCAATAAATTTCCCATGATTAGTAATTTTTTTGATTAATGTTTAAAAATCCGTGATTAGGACTGAATTAATTATGCACCTGGAGAGCTTGATTCTTGTCCAGAGTTACAAGTTACAACACCACTGATTTGAATAGTAACATCAAGTGTCACTGCTTCTTTTGCACTAATTGTTAATGGAAGTTCTGTCACCATCCCTTGGAACTCAAAAGATGTTTTTACAGCATCCCCAAGAACAATTTCGTAGTTCTGAAGTTCATCAGTTTCAAAGTCTGCTTTCAAGGCATCAAAGCCATCACGAGAGAAGTTCATTGACAAAGAGATTGTCCCTGAGTCACGAAATCCTGCAATGTACTCTTTATACCCTCCGGTACTGTCCATGTTTGTTACTTCGATCGGATCCCTTTTGAAGCCGGGTCCTTTGATAGAAGTAATCTCAGAAATGACAACCCAATCAGAGCCATTCCATTTCTGAAAAATAGTTCCTACACCACTAAATGCTTTCGTCATTTGATATTCTCCTTTTCTTTAAAAAATTAAATTTTGTAAAAATTAATAAGGATACTTACAATACTTCATCCCAAGATTATGTCCTTTATGAGAATCCCTCATCTTTTGCTTAGTTTCTTCAGAAAGAGTGCTTCCTTTACGTTTACTAGAAGTTCCTAATTTTAAAAAAGACATTTTAAGTTTGGATTCTTCAGAATGCTTTCTTCCTGACATACCAGATATTTTTCTTGAAGAAGCTGCTATAGACATTTTAAGTTTAGTTTCTTCAGAAATCACTTTGCCTTTGTTATTTAGACCATTTGTGTTTCCTTTTAATTTTTCACTTAAATTTCTTTTGTATTCTTCAGAATGTTTAACACCTGCACAACTGCCTGCAATTGGACATCTATTATACCCATTGGGACTAAGTGTTTTGTAATGATCAATTCGTTTCTGTTCTTTTAACAATAATTCATCAGGTTCACAGTAAATCAGAACTTCAAAAACAAAAGCATCTGCACCATACAAATCCCAGTCTTTTTGTAACACCTTATTAGAATAACTGAATTTTAAACATTGCAAATGATGTTTCCATCTTCTCTCAATATTTAAAGAGCTTCCAATATACCGTTTACCGTTTACCAAATTCCTTATCTGATAAATTCCAGAACTCATGATCTACGTTGAATATTAAAGTTTACAATAAAACGAGGCCGGTTATTCTCATCCCAATCCAGTAGTGCCGGTCCACTGGAGCAGTATATTACAGAATATAAAGTCCCATTCCACGTCTCTTGTGCCCGGCCGTGAAGTGAGTTCTTTATAATTTCTGCCAAAATCCATCCTTTTTGATAATCTGTCGATCTTACCCTAACTTGTACAGATGGATTATCTATTCCTGCCCCATCTAGGGTTAACTGAGGCGGAATCACTGAGTAGTCAAATAAAGTTGCTGTCTCAGAAGGTTTTGCAGGTTCTTGTCCTATGAACAAATTTGTAGCGAATACTAATCCTAGATCAGATTCTGCTACTAACATATCTTTTATATCTTCTGAGGCTGAGTTCATGTCTTTATGGTATTTTTGTTTCTGATGCAATTATTTGTAATAGTACATCCCAATTTCTCATTATTGCTTGTTCAAAGAATTTAGGTCCGGATCCAGGTCTTGTCCAATTTACTGCACCAAGCATTTCATGTACCCAAAGAGCATAACTGGCGTAAAATCCCATCTCTATACCATGTTCTCTGTTCACTGTGATAGAATGTTGCTGCCAGCTATCTCTTAGGTTTCCTAAATCTACAGGAATCAAAGGAATGGTGTTGTCCATATCCCTTCTGATAAATTTAGCCATTTTCTGCAAGCCTTTTGCATTCCTGTCTTTTAAAGCTATAACCTCCTTATTGAAGTTTGAAATAACTTGTTCAAACCCTCTTATACTTGCTCCTGAGATTCCTTGAGGCATGGTGTTAGTTATTTAGATTCTTGAATCCTAAAAACAATGTTCTGACAAATACTTTATTTGATTTTATCATTGGTATTTTGTCAATGGCAACAATCTCATAGGCTCCAAAAATGTCTTTAGGATTAGCTAACGACGGGTATATTGATAAATCAGAAAGTGTTCCTAAAAATAACCAACCTTCAAAATCTAAATCTTGTGTTACCAAAATAGAGGCTTTAGAGGTTTGTTCTTTTCCTTTAGGATCAACAAATGTTCTTTGCATGTCTTCCCATCTGCATTTGATTTCTATCGGTTCATCAAATGTAGCATTGCCATAACCGTCTTTTGTTGGGTTTCCCCAATACACAGCAGTCTGGACACATACTTTCTTTATGAAGCTAGTGATACTCATAGCTTAGGATTTTATTGCATAAATGGTAGCTACCTTTTTTCCGTCTTGAGCAGCCATTAAACCGGTTGTGTCAAGAGTTAAAACCATCTGTCCATATGGAGTAGATTTTAATCCTTCTTCATATTTGCCAGTGTATGTTATTGAAGCGCCGCCTGCTCCTTCTTTAATTGCCATCCTTTCTCTGGTACATGCAATCATGTGAGCAGTAAACCAGCGTTCAATTTCTTTTAGGATATCTGTAGTTCCTAAACCTAATACTGAATTTACCAAAGTATTCGCAGAAGTTATGTAATACCCTATCTGCGGATCAGACAATTCTGTATTGTCTAAAATTGCTCTTACCTCTTTTGCTGTTACTCTTGCTGCCATGTTGTGTATTATTAGAATAGTTTTTTAACTTGCTCTTCAAAATTTGGAGGTATTGTTAATCCTAGCCAATTTATTATTTCATACATTTGTTCAAAATCCCCGTCTCGCATTCTCTCCGGCCATATCACTTTACAGTTTAAACCAGCATCTACCATCTCTACAAAACGGTTTTCCTGCTCGTGTACCCACCACAGCCAACCGTCAGCCTCATTCGCTGCATTTACCTTTTGAAGATTGGCTTTATCTTTAAAAGCAGACATAAAGCCTGTTTTAATACAACTTTGCACGATATCGCCTGTTCTACGCCTAACTACAATCCACTTGGCTTCAGGATATAAATTATTCCACACCGGCCATGTTTGTCCAATTCTTGAACTTTTATACAACCAGAGATTATCTCCTTTATACCCTTCTCTGTCAAGAATCTTTTTAATAGTAGACTTCCAATTATGGGTATATAGGTTAATGTACGGTTGTTCTGGTATTGGAAACTGTCCTCTTGGATCTAAATTATTGTCTCCGTACAAATGACTTACCAAAGTTTTAATTGAATGATTTTCATGCATCTTTGTGGTACATCCTGTAAACACACCACAAGACTCAATAATTTTAGCAACAATGGTAGATCCTGATCTTTCTATGCCGGTAATTAGAATAGGTTTGTTTGAGTAGTTCATAGTTTGTAAGTTTCTTTGATTGTGTTTCTTAGATTTTCTGGTAACACCTTTTCATGTTTATCACGGTACATACTTGAATTATGTCCGTTTCCTATCCCTCCTCTTCCTGGCAACCCTTTTATGCCTACAGACAAATTTAAACCTTTTAAAAACTGAATATTTTTTGCTTCTTTAAAAAATGAAATGTCAATATATTTTTCCTGGTATTTTAAAACCTCCTCAAACAAGTTAATCATCTTTGGAGTAAATGCTGTCTGAAATAAGCTAGAATGCTTTGTGTTGACACACCTGCGTTCTGACTTTAATTGTACGTTATAATAGACTGTCTGAATCTCTCCAACAACATCAAATCCTTTTAAAGCAGCAGTCATAACAGACAAATATTTTGGAGTATAGTAGTCATCATCCTCAATGATAAAAACTGCATCTACATCATACTTTTTAACTTCCTCAATACCTGCTTTTAAATTTCTTGCTTGAGTGTTATCTCCTTCCTTCCAAATAGGGAATGGATAAAATTTTACTATTGTCCAATCTTCTCTGAAATCTTCAGGTACTGTATTTACAGTAGTCGGGTAACAATCATCAACCAAAATCCAAATAACAGGGCCAGAGTATGTTTGATTTTTCATAAAGCCCATACAATGTTTAATCTGTTCTGGACGTCCTCCTGTTGGTGTAATCAGTGCAATCGGTTTTCTTTTAGGTGTAATCCATTCACAATTGAGGTTCTTTACATACTCCTTCATTTTTGTAGCTTGGGTAACATACGCTTTAGGAAAATACGGTTTGCTGGTGTCAAAAGTCGTTACATCTCCGGTAGTGCATGAGTCAAAAGAAATAAATACAAACTTGACACATCCCATAATTTCTGCCATTTTGATTGCAATTATGGCTGAAAAAGTGTCTATTGGAAACCCCATTTCTTTTGCATCAAATTCTAAATAAGACAATTTCGGTTTACCGATAGTTTTAACAGACTCGTGTTTATGCAAAATTAATGTGGTTGATTCTTTTACAGGAACAGTAAACTGATCTTTTTGAAGAGAATATATACTGTTAGGTAGTTCTAATTCTTCAACTTTAATGATAGCTTGATTTAAAGTGATAACAAGACCTTCCTTTACCATTGTCTTGGTAAGGTAATTCAAACTTGGACCTTTCCCGACAATGTATGCTGTCTGTCCAATATGTGTGTCTTTTATATCATCTGTAAACATTATGCAATATCTTTAAAGTTGACTTTTTTAAATCCTTCAATTTTACTTTCTGGACTGCAATTAAGAACCTCAATATTAAGTTTCTTTAGATCATGCACCATTGATCCAAATCCATCTAAATGTGACCTCAATGTTCTTCCAATTGTTCTAGGATCTGTTGCATAAAATTTATGCCAATGCTGATTTTTGTTTGTGTCTAACGACATATCAAATCCCAACAATATGATCCTTTTTACTCCTGTATGTACTGCAACATTGATGGCAGAAGATCCGCTGTTATTATTCCAACTAAGCATTCTAGGATCATCAGTAATGCCGAACTTCTGTTGTTTATTCTTTGCAATGTATTTTACACCTTTGACATCTAAAATATCAGGAGCACAAGAAACTCTTAAGCCCCGAAAATTTAAAATATCGTATTTATTTTTTTTCCAATAACTAGGATCTCCGAAAAACAACATGTCTATCCAATCTCCCAATTTGTAGGCCATGTTTACCGCAATAATGTGTTCTGCATGGATACGTTCCAAGTATGGGGAGTAGGACGAAACATCCGCTTTTCCTTCATAAACTTGCTTTACTAAAGACTCCGGGATATCAAACTGTTTAATTATAGAAGGACCACCTCCAATAATTACACATTGTCCACCATCCCATACTTTTGGAACTGTCCATTTCATAACCTAATCTCCCAAAACCGTTAGTAATTCTTCAGCAGATGCTTTACTTAAAGGAGCCTCATTGATAGGTTTTCCTTTTTCATTAACAACATTCCAAAGATCACCTTCTACTTCTTCCAAATGGTAAACTTCTGGAGGTACAGGTAATTTGTTAGGTGCTTTAGGAGCAACTGCATCACCGGGATCTACAAGGATTACGACGTTACGAAACGATTTAGGTATGTCATCAGGATCAGCCCAAAAAGTTTGGTTTGATTTGATATGATGATTCTCAAATAAGAAAGAACCTCCTCCGATTTTTCTAAAAAGAGATTTTATGGGCTGTTCAATGATAACAGCAGTTTCTTCGACTTCTTCAACAACAACCTTTTTCTCTTTTTTAACTTTTCCTTCGGGTTTGTCTGCTCTTACCCGTACTCTTTTATTTTCCATGATTAAGATTTTAAAAATTAAAATAATCCATGATTAGGATACTTCAATTATGCAAGATGCACAACTCCGCTTCGTTTGTTCTGATCAGAACGAATCTGAGGAACCTGTATGGTAAGAACTTTGTATTTGGTAATAAATTTACCTTCTACGCCCCATTCTACGTTCTGTAAGCCTAATCCTTGAACAAGGCGTACTACGTCAGAAGTCATTTGCACCAAAAGCACGTTGTCAGCTTCCAAGGTGTCAATTACTTTGATACCAGAGATACCAGCAATTTTCAAGATACGTTCGCGAATGGTCATCGTAGATGCACCAGCGGTATCATAATCATTGTCAATAACGGTGTCATAAGATGTTGGAATGTACAACTGCCAAGGTCCGTAATGGTAGTCTGCAATAGAGGCATCTTTCATTGCCATTACATCTGCAACAATAGCAGCGGCAGTCTTGCCGGATTCGTTCCAAGCTACTTTCAACTGCACCAAGTTCCTGTCAGGATGGTTTACATAGCTGTAAATGGTGTTCTGTCCGCGAGAGTCTTTTTCTCCAAAAGAGTACTGTTGGTTGTCAGAAAACAACATTCCTTCCAATTTTTCCTGGATAGCTCTGGTTGCACGTTCAGCATCTGTGGTATCCAAAGGATTACCAAGTGAACGAGAAGCAGCAAGCTCACGGGCGTTGATTTCATAATCAACATGGATAATTGGAATTGGCAAGTAATTGTGCTGATATTTCGGTCTGTCATTCTTTCCACGGGTTACACCGTCCATGGTAACAACAGCTTCCATATCCCCAGAAA